ATCCTGAAATAATTTTTCGATCTGTTCTTTTGGAATATTCATGTCTTGTCTCCTATAGACTGTCTCAAAAAATTCGGGCGGAAAACGCTGAGACTTGCGCCATTCGGTCGCTAAACCTATCCGCCCAAAGAGGTTAATCTTCTAGTTTGAAAGTTTCCCAATCTTCAGCAAGCATATCAGTCTGAGATGCCAGCCAAGGGACAACACCCTTCGGAGCGTCCGGATTATCAGTATCGAGACTTGTGGTGGTGATATAGATATATGGTAGTGACATTTTGGAATTTATATCAGGAACTTGCAGCGTGATATAAATGCCTTTACCGTTCCATCCTCTCCGGGCAAAGCTCCAGCCGTTTCGCAGCCCTTCTATTACTTCACCAAAATTCAGTAATTCACTCATAATATTTTTCCTTCTATGTTGTGCCATTATTGGCGGTTAAATAAATTCAAATAAGGGACCATTTATACTTCTGGCGGCCGCTTCATTTAACAGCCCCTAAAAATTCAAATTGATGTTCTTCAGCTTCAAGCCGAGCACAGGCAGTATCAAATATTTCCTTGTTACTCTCGATGCCAATGAACTTGCGACCTTCACGCATTGCAGCGATGCCGGTGGTCCCGCTTCCCATAAAAGGATCGATAACCACATCACCAGGCTTAGTGGAATTGGTAATATAAAGCCTCATCAGAGCCGTGGGCTTTTCAGTCTTGTGATAGCCGTTCCGCGGATTAGGCAACTTCACCAGCATCCGAGATCCACACTCATCAATATATTTAGCCTTACCTTTATAAAAGAAACCGGTGAACTCACAGTTCTTCATATACCACCTGTTCGGAGTAGGTGAAATCTTATCCCATACCAGTAAATTGTGAAATTTAAAACCAGCCTTCTCAGCTTCATTCAGAAGTAATTGAACATTGCGATTGTTGACCATGAAATAAGCGTGACCATGTTTCAGAAGATTAAATAATGGTGGAAGAAATTCTTTGAACTCTATCTTGCAATCAACAAATTCACCGGAATTATCATAGTCTGAAAACTTACCATTCCTCAAAGAAAAAGTAGTATTTCCACCAGATACAAGCTTATAAGGGATATCAGAACAGATCATATCAACCTGTTCAAGATCCGGCAGCACATCAAGACAATCGGCATGGTAAAGACTGCAGTCGCCAATAACTACTTTTTTCATATTGGATACCCATCATGCAAAACACCGTCGAGCTTGCGGCCCATGGTTTTAATTACTTTCTGATTTTTACCACCCCACTGCTTAAACAGGAACGGAGTATTATGTTCTTCGCACTGGTCGCGCAATGATCTATACCATTCAATATTGTCTGGCCTGTGATCTTTGCCGCTTTCTCCACCGGTAATTACCCAATCAATTATTGCGTCCGGATTAGAAAAAATACCTGAAATGCTATCGTGTCCATCATGTGCCATGCCATCCAATGCATTAAATGTAAGATTAACACCATCATGCAAACCATCATCAATATATGATAAATCAATTGGACCAAGTAATGGTTCACATGAAAGAAACCTTTTTGCACAACTAATACTTAATAAATACGGAATGCGCCTATTGGCCTCTACCTGGTTTTCAACAGTAGTTCCCAACCAAACATTTTTATAACCGTCGTGCCAATCTTTAGGCAAATATTTCTCAATATTTTGAGGACGTTTTGTTAATAAAAGCCAGTCCAAATGAGGTGTTGATTTAATCAATTTCCAGAGATCGTCCCGCCACTCTGGAAGAACACTTTTATGATTATCAAAGACATCAGCCAATGAAGCACAGAACACACGGTAGCGCGTGTTATTAGCCTCAGCCATCTTGTTCCACTTAAGCGGATTACCCCACGTCTTAGTGCGCCGACGATCAGCATGTGGTCCCCAATTATCGCCTTTGAAACGCTTATTCCACGCTTCAGCATAACAATGATCACAAGCCGGACTTACTTTAGTGCAGCCAATCCACGGATTGAAAGTGTGGTCGGTCCATTCTATTTTACTATTTTCAGCCATTATGCTTGCCTCACTGATTTATCATTGAAAAACACATGATCAGCGACATAGCTTTTCGTCCGGTTAATATGCTTTGAACACAGCAAAGATTTAAGAGCCTGAAGAACGGTAGTAGATGGATACTCGCTAAACTCGACTATCTCGGTAAATTCCAAGCCCCATCCCCAGCTATCAGTATGCTTTTTGATCTGTGCAAGAACAGCCCGATCAGATTTCAGTAAAGGCTTAGCGCGCCCGTCTCTGCGTTCAGCTTTATTTATTTTTTTATTCGGACAAATACCGAGCCTATGGCATTTACCGATCAATGAATTTTTATTCCTGTCTGTCCTGTCAGATATTTCATTGTAAGTAAGACCTTGAGAAACCAGCTTCTTCAGTTCATTGATCTGGTTATTCGTCCAGTTTGGTATCTTTTTATTCATTGTTTCATCCTCTAGTGTTAATTAAAAACTGTCTCCGGACTTCGCCTAAAAAGCATACCAATAAAACTACAAATATTGGCCCCCATATCAGCGTTAACTCTTGCGAGCAATCCGGATAAACTAAGGTACAGTTAAAGCCTTATCGGAGTATGGAGTGAAGAATTCTTTCGGTTAAAAAAACCAGCCTCTATTTGTGCAAACTTATCATTATCTATTGGTTGCCTGGTAGCCGGCATTTTAGCCATTTGAACAGCAAGAACGCCGGCAGTGCAGCCTATCTCATCCTGTATGACTCGCCTTGGTTCACCAGCCTTATAAAGTTCTGATAATTTTTCTATGTTGGATTTTGTCCATATATAATTTGCCATGTTATGTTTTCCATCTAAAGTTAATTGGGTCGGGCCAGTCTTTTTTCTCTTTTCGTATATCAGCCACATAATCCATGATACAGAAAGCTTCAGCCGCATCATGTGTCTTGGGGTCTAATCCGCAGCCCTGAGCAATAGCCATCGCCTTAGCCTTGGCAACATCAGTTTTTAACCGGCCATCGCCGAACACATGTTTGCGCCACTCTGAGACGCCTATAAATGTTGCGGTGAATCCAAGTTGTCCTTCAAGTAATTGAATGATATTTGACAAGCCATACATCTTTTGTAGTTTTGATTGATTGTCAGTTCTCATCATCAGAGGCCGTTCATAGCAAACAAAATCAACATCATTCTCTTCAATGAGCTTCTTCATTCGCTTGTAGTGGATGGCCAGCGCCTTCGGATAATCATTGCTATACCAGAGCGATAAATCACTGTTGCCGATAGTTGGCATCTGGCCGGGCTTCCATAAGCACCAGCCAGACATTGTTGCCAAATCTAAGGTAAGGTATGAGCTCATCTCTTTTTCTTGGTCTTTTCTTCACCCTGATCAATATCAAAGAAATTCAATTGAGCGTTTCGAGAAATTGCATTAAAGACGAGCTTGACCGCATCGGTTTTTGTTTTTTGCTCGTCTTCATCTTGTATCTCACCGAGACGTCTGCCAAAATCAAAATCTTTGCGAGTGATGCCCGTTGCGGTCTTGAAGTCCCTGTGAGCCTTAGTGACCAAACCCTGTGCATCCGAAGTCGCCTTCTCAAGCGGTTCAAGATTTTTGACGTGTTTGCGGATTAAATTCATCTTTTCGTCATCTGACAGTGGGCCGTTATTATCGCCTATGCCAGCAGTCTTCATATTCTCAGCCATTGGTGTGTCCTTTGCTGATTGAGGTTAAAACCCGAATCTTTGACGGGTTGATTGAAGGATACGACTAATTATAGCTTCAGTGGTCATATCTCTCACATATTTCGATAGGTCAATCCCACCGGAAGTATTCTTGGCCCGGTGATTGCGCTTTCTGAAAAGCGCCCTTTTTCCTGGCCGGTTAGTGCAAAATTTACGTTTCATTGTATAATTCTCCATAAGTTAATTTGCCGCCTGAGTGATCGATAATCTTTTGGGCCATTACTCTACCCATATCGCCGGATTTTGCTCGACTAATTGTTACCGGAGTAACACCTATTTCTTCGGCAAATGCTTTGTCAGTCATATTAAGACTTTTGATATATTCAGATAGCTTCATTGATTTAATCCTTTAATGAGAGATTAACCCTTAAACCAAACTGAAACAAAAATCAATATCATTTATTTATATTATTAATTTGACAGCAATATCATTCTTTGATATGACTTTTAATAGCGGAACGGAAAACCGCCTAACCAGAAGGATATAGATTATGCAACATATTAAAATTCAACCAGAAATATTATCAGACGGATCAAGTTCATGGAGCGTGATATTTTCAGGCACTACATTTGACTGTTTTTCAAAAGAATGTGCTTACACTATGGCTGAGAGCTTTGTAGCGGCTATTAAAGAGGGTAGCGGCGATCCATACGCTTTAGATGAGGACTGGTTAATAACTAGCCCAGGTGCAGAATAATGACCTTATGCATCACAATAACCTACATCATTTTTATTCTCTTATTGAACTGGACAGAATAATGGCCACACTCACAGCATACGCACAATTCGTCCATACGCACCTTGGCGCTGAATATGAAGTTGAGGCAAAGTTCTCTCGCGGGGCAGAAAACGCCACGTTTGATTCACCCTATGAAGCTGATTGGAGTATCGACGAAATTGAAATCACAGGTCCGGATGGTGAAGACTGGTCCAGCGAAATGCAAAGCTTCTTCAGCATATATATTCCCAAAGTCGGCAGTCCAAAAAACGTCTCAGTTTATGACAGTATTTGCGAAAAATCATATGAAGAAATGGAGTATGAATGATGAAAAATTTATATAAAGCAATCTTATACACCACCGCCACCGCCTTAATTTTGATTGGCCTTATAATGGGGATTGGCAGTTTGATACACGACTATCATGCCACCATGTTCGCATTCATCATGTCCGTGGTCTATGCTTGCTTAGCTTTGATCTTATATCAGTTTTTCGAAGATCAGGAAAAAGCCGCAGAGAATGAAGAAGTCAAAACAATCAAAGATAAAATAACCAAAATAAAAGGATAATATTATGGCATTAAAAACTTTACATCAACATAACGAAGAACGCAAAGCAGCACAGGAAACACCCGACGAGCGCAAGACAGGTCTTTCCTGTCCCAAATGCAGGGCTGAACTTCTCGACATCGAAGGTGGCGAGCAAGCGGGTTCACCAGCACTGGTAAAAGTCCGGTGCTCATCATGTTCATTCACTGGCGACCGGATGGCTTAACTTAACGTAAAGAGATAATATCGAGATACTGTGTGTGAATATTAAAAAGGGTCAATTAAAATCGTAAAGACCGGTAGCGGTCCTTGACTTAACGCACAAGCAGTTCCCGCATCTGCCAGAGCGCAGGATTAGCCCCCTGCCACGCAGTATCTTGATATTAACCTTAACACTTAACGGAGAAAACCAATGACTAATGAAAACATAGAATACTTTTACGATATTACCCAAGGAACAGATGCCTGGTTGCGCCTTAAACATGGCGTGTTATCAGCCAGCACGTTTAAGAATATCATCACCGCCAAAACCCTGAAGCTTTCAATGGCTCAAAAATCGACACTGTTCTTTGATGATATTTTATCACAGCGCATCGATGAAACTCTTCAGCCAAACTTTGTGTCTTATGATATGCAGCGTGGCCTTGATGATGAGCCGTATGCTGTTCAGCAATACGCAGAAGAATATAAAGCTGAATACAAATATTGTGGCTTTGTCATAAATAATTCACTCGGCTTTCCACTTGGTTTTTCACCTGATGCCTTGATCGGTGATGATGGTTTCATTGAGATTAAATCAAAAATGCCGAAGCGTCAGATCCAATGTATCCTCGATCATGTCGCTGGTCGGGGTGAAGACCTTATTCCACTAGAATTTATGATGCAAATACAGGCTGGTTTATTTGTCACAGAAAGGGACTGGTGCGATTTTATATCATTCAGCAACGGCCTTCAGATGGTGACAATTCGTGTTTTCCCAATTCCTGCATACCAGGAAGCAATCCAAATTGCAGCCATTGAGGTTGAGCATTATCTTCAGGAAATGATGGGACTATATGAAAACGCAGTGGAAAGCGACCCACGCTTAACATTAACCCCACGCCGGATAATTGACAGTGGAGAAATGGTATGAACACCGATATGTCAAAAACCATAATCCCGAAAAGTGATCAAATGAATTATGATGATTTTATCACAGGACCAAAAAATATAACAATTACCAGAGTGGAAATCTCTGATAATGAAAATGAGCAACAGCCGGCAAAGGTCTTCTATCAGGGTGACAACGGGAAGCCCTACAAGCCATGTAAATCCATGCGAAGGGTTATGGTAGCGGTCTGGACCAAAGAGAGCACCAACTATGTCGGAAAATCAATGACATTATATGGTGATCCAAAAGTTATGTGGGCCGGTAAAGAAGTTGGCGGTATCCGTATTAGTCACATGTCTCACATCGATAAGCCGGTCAGTGTTTCTATCAGCTTATCAAAGGGACACCGCGCACCCTTTACCGTCAAGCCATTGAAAGTTGAAATGGCAGAACCGCCGCTTGATGAAGAAGAGCCAGAATCATATGAAGATTTATATAAACGTGCTAAAGCACAGGCTGTGGAAGGCATCGATAAATATGCCGCTTTCTTTAAACCCTTGAGTAAAGTTGATAAGAAACGTCTTTTCGATAAAGGCGATCATGACGAGCTCAAGAAGCTGGCCGAAGCTATGGAAAAAGAACCAGATTACGGCATGTAACTATGTCCACATGCTGTAGGGCGGTGCGTGTTTTTCCGACGACATTTTACCAGCGCATCGCCCAAAGTTAACAGAATGACGGGTTAGTGGTCCTTCACAATATCACCCCGTCCGGGTAGGCTTCATTCCCCCCCAAGGTGGAGCCTACCCACTAACCATTTAACCGGATAAAGACAATGACTGAAGAAGCACAAAATGAATTAATCCCCATAAAGAAACTTGAAAATCCACTTCAGATTTTTACCAAAAAGGAAATGGATACACTGGTTGATGAGATCAGGAAGAAAGCTCTGGACTTTGAGCCGGACACAAGCACCGATAAAGGTCGCCGAAAAATTGCATCACAGTCCTATAAAGTTTCCACATCTAAAACCGCCCTGATCGGTTTAAGCAATGAACTGACAGAGGAATGGCGCATCAAAAAAAACGCCGTTGATGCTGTCAGAATTAAAATGTGTTCTGATCTGGATGATGTGCGTGATGAAGTCCGTAAACCGTTGACTGATTATGAAGATGCTGAGAAGAAGAAGTTGGCAAAGTTTGAAGAAGATATCAATGCCATAGAATTAACCGGATCTTCTGCGCTTGAGTGTTGGCAGGATATGGAAGATGATAATCTTGACAAATTGCAGAAGACAATTGCTAGTTGGGAATGTAAGACAGATGATGCCGAGCTTCAGCATAAATTCAATTTGGTGAAGGAAATTGCGACCAATAAAATTAATCTAGCCATTGAAAAACGCAAAGCATACGACAAAGAACAAGCCGAATTGAAAGCATTGCGTGAGGCTGATGCTAAACGTCAGGAAGAGGAAGACGAAAGGCTTGCCAAGGAAGCTGAGAAAGCGCTTCGGGATGAGCAAGACCGCCTTGATGCTGTATATAAGGCCAAACTTGAGAAAGAACGCGCTGATGCCGCTGAGAAGGCCAAACAGGAAGCAGAGCAGAAAGCCAAAGAAGATGCTGAAAAAGTAGCAGAGGAACAGGATCTGCTCACTGCAACACTGGAACAAAATAAACGTGACGCTGATGCAACTATCCAGAAGCAAAAAGATGATGCTGCATTAGCCAAACTCGAATCCGATAAACGTGCTGATCAAGCAGCAGCCAATGAACGTCAGAAAATTAGAGACGAAGAAAATAAACGATTGGCTGATGAAAAGCGCAGGGAAGCAGATATCGAACACCAGCGAAAATTTAACAAAGAAGCCGTAGACGGATTGGTCGCAGCCGGCATGAAAAAAGACATGGCCATTGTTGTCATAAAAGCAATCATTGTCGGTGATGTTCCGCACGTCAAACTTTCATATTAATTGGGAAAAGAAAAATGCAATCAAAAAAATATAGCCTCATAGAAGCAGTCACCAACACATCTATTGGTTTTATAATAAGCCTGATATGTGGAATGCTGGTTTATCCGGTGTACTTCCCTGAAGTAAAATTCCACCAGACATTTGAACTCATTTTGATCTTCACCGCGATATCAATTATTCGTGTATATATCACCAGAAGGTTTTTCAATAAAAAAACCGTGTGCGATAACTGTAATCAGTTTACCAGCCGTATCGTCCTTGACGAACACGAAAGTTATTAAATGACAAAAAAAGAATTGCTCAATAAAAGGATTATGACAATCCTAAGCGAGAACGATGACTATATGACCATCACCGAACTTAAAAAAGAAATGGTGCTTAGAAAGTGGGCTCTACCAAGAGTGATAAAGCACTGCGGATCTAACGACAATCACAGGACAATGACATGAATAAAATTAGCATTATGATGAAAAGACACCGGCAACTTAATGATATCGATCAGAAAGACCTGGCCAGTGATATCGGAATAAAACCCGCAACATTATCACGGCTTGAGAACGGCCATGACGCCAGCCAGGATACTATGGTTAAACTGATCACATGGTTATTCAGTCCCCCTAAGAAACCGGATGAGCCGGATCTTCTCCAACTATCACCACCAGAATAAAGAAAAGCCCCGTTAAATTTCGGGGCTTTTTTGTGGCTGAATGAGAGGGGCGTATAGTAATTTATACCTAGTCATAAACTTTGTTCTTGACATTGTCAATACCTTATCGTAAACTTTCTAATATTAAAGACGTTTCAAAACTAATTAAAAAGGTAGAATATGACTGTAAATTTTGAAATAGGCTATGCCAGAGTATCAAGAGAAGACCAAAATCTTGATTTACAAATAGACGCTATATTAAAGCGCGGCGTAGATGAAAAGCAGATATTTAAAGAAAAAGTATCAGGTGTATCAAAGAAACGTCCTCAATTCGAGCTATGCTTGAAGCGGTTGAGGCGTGGCGACACGTTAGTAGTCTGGAAGCTCGATAGATTAGGTCGTAGCCTTACGGCTCTGTGCGAGCTTTCAAAGAGCTTTGATAATCGCGGGATTATGCTTGTCAGTATTACAGAGGGCATAGACACGACAACAGCAATGGGTAAATTGTTCTTCCATTTCATGGCGGCGATTGCTCAATTCGAGCGGGACTTGATAGGCGAGCGCACCAAAGCAGGAATTGAAGCTGCTAAAAATCGCGGAACGTGGCGCAGTAGGCCGGTAACATTTGAGAAAAAAGACTATGACGCGGCTCTTGAGGCTTACAGGGACGACAACGGGCTGTCCATTAAAGAAATCGCCCGGCGATCTGGTTTAAAAATGTCAACCGTCACCAAGCACATTGAAAAGATTAAGGCCGGTGTTGCTTGGCAATGGGGTGATAATACCGTGGCTAACCAGAAAATGAAGAAGAAATGATTAAATTATTCAATAGAATAGTTATGTGCCGATGGAATGACCATACATGGACAATGTGTGACGGTGAAGACCTTCATTGCCATTGGTGCGGTAAACTACACGTTCCCCTGAAAGGCGGATCAGATGGCTAAAAAAATAGCATGGCAAATTGATGATATATTTGAAGGGACAAGCACGTTTGTGTTTCACCATCACGGATTAGCGGCCCGGCGCGAAGGGGCAAATGAACTTGATCTTGATTTTGAAGATGTCGAGTGTAGCAGGAAACCATATTTTGACGAATATGCAGAACAAGGATTTGTTCCTAGAGAGGTATTGTTAGATAACGGGTGGTGGTTTGAATGCAATAATTGCTCCAAACATATCACGGAATATAATGTTTACAAACACAACATATATTATTGCAGTTTTAAATGCTGGATGAAAGATAAGATCAGAGAATTGAAATTACTATTCGTTCCAAAAAAGGGCGGTCCAGAATGAGTACTATAACAATTAGACAGTGCGATGATTGCGATAAAATAATTGAACCTTGGGAAAGAAATTTTAACTATGATGGAAAAGATTTTTGTTCAGATTTCTGCAAACTTGCCTACATAGGAAACCTTGCAATAACCAACACCGATGAATTTATTAAAATGGTGGATCGTAATAAACTACACGTTCCAAATGAAGGAGGTTCAAATGATAGCAAGTGAAATAATTGATCTTAAAAAGATAGTCGATGAACAAGCAGAAGATGAAGGGCTTTGGTGTGATGCTGAAAACGTTGTTGAAGCCTATTTACAACAAGAATTACGGAAACTTCATGCGGCAGTGGAAGAAGTAATAAAATGGCAGAAATTTTATGAAAGTTAAACTATACGTTCATCCAGATGCGGAGACAAAGCCATGAACAAAAAACCGACTATAGCAGAGCTAGAAGATTTTATGGGGGATGGCAAAGACGTCAGAATTACACCAAGCGGTCAGGTTATAATAAACAACAATCCGGTTGTTCATGTTCTCGAAGATGTACTGAGAATAGCCGAACTTGAAAAGGCTTTACAGGCTGTTAAATCACTTGCTCTTGAAGATATGGAATATATGGAAGCGATTGGGGGTGGGGTAGAGGACACAACAGCACCAAAAATTGTGTCTATTGTCAATGGGGTTATGCAATCACCAGACGTTCAACCAGTGAAAGGGAAAGATAATGTTTAATTTTTGTTGGCATACTTGGTCAAGTTGGAGCCGCGCTTATGCGGGTTATGACGCTTATGGTAAAACACAGTATTCAAAATGCAAAAAATGTAACGCCATGAAGTCGCGTAAATTTAAAACCGACCAGTGTATAAATATTGAAGATGTCAATACAGCAACATCACAACCAGACGTTCGAGAGGATTATATTATGCCGATAGGAACTACAGAAGCAGTTGCTCAGGCGCGGGCATCTATCGACGGCAAAGACATGAATGACCCTGATTATTACGATGGGTATATGAGCGATGCGAGCGAGCTTATAGATCGTATTAATGCGCGGGGTTACGAAGTAGTGAAATCGCCAGATGTTCCCCAACAAACAGGAGAAGATAATGGATAACCCACCAGAAGAATACCACGAGCATTATGGTGAAGATCCGTTGCGTACAATTAAAGGCGTGTTTATGTGGGTGGGGGTCTGTGCGGTGGTTATCGGATTAATTCATATTATTATTTAGGACACTTCATATCTATAATTATTTGAAGCTCAATCATTGCGTCTTTCATAAGTTGTGTTGGTTCACGGCCACTCATCAGAATAGCAGCTTCATAATCATTCATCTTTGACATGGCAGCTTTGCACTCGATTATATTAACGGTTTGAGCAACAGCTTCCAGATCCCATTTACTAGCAAATAAGAAAAACATTAAAGTCAATATCGTGCAGAAAGACGCTATCAAACCAAAGTTATCACTGAGTTGTTTTTTCAGGCTCATCGTATCTCTCCAATAGTTGTTTTATAATGTCTTCCTGTTCATGGCCGTGCGTTCGCAGTCTGGTAATGTAATCCGTACCTTTGTTCGTAAGTATTTCAATGAACTTTGAAGCTTCAGGCGACCAAGCAACCAGCGTATCATTACACATAGCCACATCAAAATTATCGTATTCAGCAACCCACTCAGCTCTTTCTTCATCAAATTTTACATCGGTGGTAATTCCGAGATTTCCCCAGTCACTACAGGCATCTCCCCACCGGGTAAGGAACTCGGCGGTAATGGTCGTGTAATAAAGGTTCGTGCTGGTGGGGTCGGCATTGGCCGCTTCCCGATTACAGGCATCACGTCCCTGTAAACTATCAACTGAGAGGGACCACATGCAGTCAGTATAGATAAGATTACGAACAAGCTCATCACCGAAAAGAATTGGGTCATTACGAGCATCTTCACGCGCTGACATAAGTTGAGTAGTGAGATCATTTACCGTCTCCTGGTTTGATGTTGTGTTGGTGGCAATGATACCGTCATATTCTTCACGGATATCAGCAACAGCCTGTTCTTTATCTTCCTTGGCTTCCCGCTTTATTTCGCCAACAATCTGTTCATGATTAAGCAGGGTCACTTCATCGCGTTTATCAAGGTAAGCGTTCCCTGTGAAATAAAGCGCCGCCATTAACATCAGGCTTGCCCCAATACCTATCCAGCTAACCGGAGTCATTTTTGTTTCCCTTCCAAGCATCGATCATCCGAGAAATCATGGTCCCTTCAAGACGTTTTTCTGGCAGGGCCAATATAATAATGAAAGCACAGATCAAGGGCCATACTACAGCCGTTGAAGTTGCTGTGTCTTTATCAAGAACAAACCATATGCAGTATCCGATGAAGGTAGCAGCAGCAGCTAGAAATATTCGGCGATAGTTCATGACATACCCATCATAATCCAGATATTGAATGTAGCAACAGCCCAAACAGGCAAGAAGTCACGCCACTCAAATTGATCCAGTTTCCATGTGGAAGGAGTGAAAGGTCTAAACCCACGAAGTTCAGCTTCTTTTTCTTCGCGTCCTTCGTAACGACCAGCACCATAAATTGAAATCGCAATTCCAATATCAGGTCTTCCCAATATAACTGCTAACCATGCCAAAGCAAATACTGGTAAAGCATGATGAAGTCCATATTTTTTTAGTGTTTCCATAATTTTATCCTCTCATTAATTCGGCTAGTCTGTTAGCCCTATTAGGTGTTTGCTTGGCCCACTTGCTATCTAACATTTCATCGGATGCAGAACGAAAAGCATTACGATCAATGGCATCGAGCATCTTTGCAAATCTAGCAACACCAGCACGACCCATTTGAAAGACCATAGAGACGAGAACGATCTTCCGGTTATCATTTAGACCATCGAAGTCGTTTACAAGACTAGTGGCTTGTTTCTCGGCCATATTGATATCATTCTGAAGTAAATATTCAGCTTCATCTTGCGAAATGCCATTGGCTTCAAGATTTCGGCCATAACCAATTGTCCAAAAATCTTCGCTGCATTTATAAATAGTTTCTGAAAACCCTTCATCAGATTTAATAGTAGTCGCATAATCAACCATTCTTATCCTTCTTTCCATCAATTTTCATTTCGATCTGATCAAGCTTCTGAAATATTCTCGTTTCCATCTTCTCGAAGTTCTTTATATGAATATAATTCTGAGCAACATGCAGTTCATGTTCAGATATCCTCTTATGTGCATTATCAAGCTTACTGATCATCGAAGTTCCTATATTATAGGCCATAATAAACGGAATGCAAATCAAGGCCCAAAGCCAGTTTAAATATTCGTTGAAATCAGACATTTAAAATCCCCTTTATAACATCAAACTTTCGGATGCTTATTTTTAATTGCGGCAATTGAATTAAACCAATCATCCGTATTATTAACTCTGTCATGATACATGGCATCTAATTGTTCTTGAACTGTTGGGTATTCGCGAATCCTATTCGCCTTGTAATCAAATTTAGCAATCCGCGAACCATCCTCAAATGTTTCAATTTCTTCATCGCCTTCATATGCACCTTCAGGCAGAGGATTAAAGGTTTGTTCCTCTAATATAGGGTCAATAATAGCAATATGAGAAATCAGTTCACCCTCTTGATTATGCTTGTCTTCAAATAAGGGATTCCCTTTTTTATCGGTGCGCTGCTCTTCTCCAATTTGGACCATTTCTTTTTTATAATCCCATTCACCAATATTAATAACATTGTGATCTTTATCTTTAAAAATTTTCATTTGCTGGCCCATCCTGTGTTTCCTGTGCCGCTTTCTTTAGCCCAAAGAACAGTGCCGGCACCTCCATCCGTTTGGTGAAATTCGGCACCAACTGCCCCGGTTACATTTCCTTCCGGTGAACCAGTTCCCATTCTTACAAACCTTGAACTGCCAAATTCAAAAAATAACTCATCATCAACAGATACTTTATTAGCTCTCATTTGTAAAATATCAACTGTCCCATCGTTCCATTTTACATCTGTTGTTGTGATATTAACGTCAAGCTGAAACGTTGCGCCACTTCTTGCAAAATAGCTTGTTTTTTGGTTAAACTCCACCTTAAGAGCAGGGAATACTATTCTTGGGTTTCCACTATCTCCACCATTGATCTGGATAGCACTGTCAAAACTAGGGGCTCCGCTTGTGGTCGTAGCAGCCGAAATAAGCAGACGATCATTATCACTCTCAAATGTTACATTAAATCTGTTGCCAAAAGGATCAGCGTCAAGTGCTGAACGCCTTAAAAGAATATCACAATCACCCCCATCTGTTTCTGGTGATGCTATAATAAAATGACTGTCTGTTCTAAAATCAGCCGGTAAGAATATTTGATGAGACTGGCTAGAACTTGACCCATCCGAAATTCTGGCTATTAAAACACCGGATCTTGCACCGTTTATATTCATTACTGTGTCATTCCAAGAGCCAACAACCAGTTGACCTTTGAAGTTGTTTGAAACGTCAAAAGGTGTTGCAGCTACAGTCAGAGTTACATTATCACCCGCAGAAAAAGGGTCGTCCCAAACATCTGGTGAAGCGTCAAGAATGTAAGTACCAGATGGAATATAATAAGCATTACCAGTGGCCGTTCTGGCAATCGTAAAGGCGGCGGTATCGTTTGTCACACCATCGCCAGTTGCACCATAAGCCCGAACATTACGAACGCCATTGGTTTCCATAATCCATCTACCATTAGCCGGAGTATCATCGGGAATAACCACCAACACACCATCAGCAGAAGCACTACTGGCAGAAACCCATTTATATGTAACAACCAAACCAGTATCACCAGACTGGAAAAATCCAGTTAAATATCTAAATTCTCCATCAGATAAACCGGTAGATAATATTAATTGTAAAGTCGCTATACTAACGATGAAATTATCACCATTTGATGAAATGCCACCCGAAAGAAACGCCTGAAGATCACTGTTAGTAACACTCAATTGTTGTTCGCCATCAGCATCCCAATAAACAAGTCTGCCAATACCAGACGGCATATCTGGTACATTTTGTTGTATCATTTGGGTATTTCGATCAAGGGCAGTTTCAACCGCTTGGGCATTATATGGTCCGTGATTTGAAAATTTTGATGTTTGCGTTAAAGGTAATAACCGGCGAACTTCCAAATTCTCATCAGTCGCTAACGTAGAGAAAGAACTTCCGCCAAGTGGAAAGTTTATAGTACTCGTACCATCATCATTGAGATCAACACTGAAATCAGTCCCTTGTACAAGTTTTGTCTCTACCAGAGCCGTAGAAATGTGAGTGGCCTGAATATCAGTGACTTTTTGAGATTTTACAGAAAACCCAAATGTTGTCGCAACATCATTACCCGGAAATGTTTGAATATCTTGATCTGTTGTAACTGTCATTATCTTTCTCTCTTATTAAAAATTACGCCGGTAGCTTTCAAATCTTCTTCACCTTCTATGACTTTCATCCAATAGTCAAATTGGTCATAAACTTTCTTGGTTGGTGTTCTGGTCAATATGCCGAATAAAGACACAGCCTGTCTGACCTGATAATCAGTAGTATCTTCAGCCGTGACAAGTGCCTTCGTTCCTTCAAATCCCTGCTTTAATGCTTGCGCGACCGGAGAAAACCCAAACCCATAATCAGTAGTCCAGAGGTTCGCCACATCACGCACACCGACCAGAGTGGAGAAGGTATAACCACCGACCTTTTTGCCAGCCCACTGAGCCCATTCATCATCATCATCAGGCTCTTCGCCTCTCATTAAGCCCTCGATCACCGGAGGAAGTATGACAAGATAAAGCATGTGCAGCGCAAAGCGAGCCGGAGATATACCACCATTTTTCAATTGCACCACATCTTCACGAAGTAAATTGTGCATAGCAGAAAAATAAGACATGAACATGGTCAGCAACCGTGCGCCCTCAGAGCCACGCATAATGCCGGCAAGGTCTTTAGTGGCACCTGAGCCTTGACTTTCCTGCACCACCGCGTCAGCGTGTCTGGAAGCTATCTTGTGATCACCGTCAAATTTACTCATCCCTTCGTCGTAAGCACCTAACCATGTCGGAATAGAAACCATCAGATCCATAAAGCCGATACCCTTGAAGGCTATATTTGCGATTTGTTCGGTAACGCCGGCACGAGTGACACTGCTTGCAAAAGCATTAACATCACGATCAAAGTTGTCAAATCTCTTTCTCATAAACGGACTTGCTTCAAAAACAAATTTCCAGCCTTCACGTGGACTAAGGAAAAACTGGTTCATCCCTTTAATTGTCTGCTTGGCGCCGAGACGATTTAATGTCGAAGCATAGCCCAAAACCTGTATCATCATTGTTGATAGCGAAAATCCCATGGTGACAATCGTAGTACCAA